TAAGTTGCTAACAAATGATACAGCAACGACGGCTGATGGCAGGCCGGGGTGAGGCGCTGTAGCGGCTTCTGTGTGCAAGTTAAGCTGTGTGTCGTCTGTTGCCCAGTACATTTCGATGTACTGACCCGCTGTTAGATCAATCGAGAAGTTCCAATGCACCGCTATGTCATCGTTGCCCTTGATAGTGTTTTTCTGCCCACCATACGGCTGATCGGTGCCATTCTTGTTAATCCACGTCCATAACGTAGCGGCTGACGAGTTGTTATGCTCTAACTGCAAGGTCACTTGGAAGTTATAAACGCCATCGTCAGTGGCAGTGATACGGGTGTCGTTCGTTCCGCCAATGGAGATACCGTTACCAATATACGTATTCTCAAACTCAACGGGGTAGCCCGTGTTAGCAAGAGCGGCTGTCTGGTCAACGGTGCTATAAAAGAGACCCCGTGGCATATATAGGAACTTGCCACCATCGTCGGTGCTAAGCAACGTGTTGAGAGAGTTCACCAGACGATTAAAGAATAGCCGCAGGACGTTGCTGTTCTGGTCCATGAACGGACGACGATATTCTTCAGGGGCCAGTGGCAGAGCAGGCGGCTCTGTTCTCTCAATCTCGTTAGCCATTAGCGCCTCCCGTCAGGGCGCATATCTACTCTAGGTGATCCAAGCTGCCACTTAACTCCAAGTTCAGTAGATTCCATCTGGATCGACATTTGTCGCCCACGAACACGAGTATTCACCTGCCCTGTAAACTGCTCAATAGGCACGGTGGCGGTACGGGTGACGGTGCCTACAGCGGTGCCTCCTTCTGAGTATGGGTTGTTATACCCCGACCCTGAGTTTGCGAGGGGGAGCAGCGTCATGGTCGCAGCGGGGCTAGCCGCCGTAGACCCGTCAAAGGTTACATCTGGCATGATTCGCCAGATAAAGGCAAACCGATCTCCATCATCAATGTCGAACTGCCCTGACGTAATCGACGCTGTAATAGCCACCGGAGTGCCTGTTTCGTTGTCATCAGTGCCTTGCTCGTGATTAACGAGGTTGTAGCTGTATGTTGCAGCCAGTGGGTAATCACGTAGACCTGAGTCCAGCCATGCTGTACGGGCCATATTTCCGTAATACCACGTCTGTTCTAGGTAGTTAAACACCACGTATTTATCCACTGTTTCGCTACCTGCGGAGCAGTAGAACCACCAAACCTCGTGAAATGCCTCGTTTGTACCTGCGAATACTTGATCGTACTGTAGTTCGTTGAAGTCGTTAAATACGTAACGGCGTACGTTGCATGGGAGGGGCTGACTGCGCCCATCATACATATAGAACTTATCTTTACCCATCCAGAATGCAATACCGCTAGCAAACGCAACGGAGTTCATAGACGCGATAGATATGTTATCGCCGACCAACTGGGCACCCCATACGGCGGGTGCGCCCTGATACTGCAATGAATACAGCGAAGAGTTGGTCCAAACGAGGACCTCTTGACGTGCTTGTTTAGCCGCGACTATCTCAGTTCCCCGTGACAGTCTCAAGGACCCCGCTTGGTTCGTAGATGCTGGTGTCCAATTTGCAGGGTCTTCCTGATCGGACCAGCGAATTAACATCGGATCGACTGTTGCGGTACCTACATCGTTGGTACCCATACAAAAAACAAACCGACTAATATCAGAGACGAGTATGACGTTTTGAGATTCGGGGACGTTAGAAGCACCTGATAACGAGTTAAGATACACACCACGTGTGTTTACGCCGTTTGTTGCGTCCCAATAAAATATATCCCCGCCACGAGGCCCAAACACGAGGTCTTCACCAAAGTTTGCTTGACTCCAAAGACGGATGGATTCAGTGGAAATACCACCTGTACCCCATACACCTGCGCCCCATGTACCGCCGCCCCAACCAGAAAGTGGAACTTCGTACGGCTCACCAGTACGTATTTGGTAAGCTCCGACAACGGATGACCCGCCATTGCCTGTATCTGACGCGTTCGCGGTGGCTGTAGCAGTTATGGTGTATGTATCGGCATCGGGGACGGTGACGATCTGGTATTCTTGGTTAAGCACGTCGGCAGTAATGTTACCGCCAAGTGTTACCGCACCACTGAAGGTAACAAAATCATTCTCTCGTGCACCGTGCCCTGCATCAGTAACAGTTATTGTTGCAGAGCCATTTGTAGCAGCAAATGTTACATCGCCAGCAGCGGTGGTAGATCGAATAGGGGTAATATCGTTATACCCACCACCCTGCTCTAGGTAAAACTTGAGGTGAGTACCTACACCAATAAGATTGATACTGCCCAGTGTTACCCAGTTCCAGAGAGAGCGGCACGTACCAAGGAATGTTGTACCTGATATACGTTGCCACCCGCCGATCTTTTCGGGGAACCCTTGTCTGAAGCGTACTTTATCGCACTCATACCAACCAGCTTCGTTGGAGTAACGTGTTACTTCTCGATTGATACCGGGCTGAAATACTAACTTCTTTAGGGCCATAGCTCACCTACATACTTTCGCCAAAGATAGAGGGCAACGTAGTAACTTCGATAGCTACATGTTGTTTTAGGTTTAGGGGCGCACCGCAATCAGAACAAGTATCCGCTTCAAGTTCGGCCTCATCAAGGTCGTACCCGCAATTTGCGCAGACAACGTGCACTGTGTGCTTTGGCTCTACACCATCCTCAGTATCTCTAGCTTCTACTGTGGTCTTCATATTATACCGCCAACTCGAAATGTGGCCCATCAATAAATGGACGCTTACCTTGGCTACGGCGTAAATCCACGTACGCATTCATAGCTTCTTCCATTGTACCGTCCCACTCACGGATGTCTGGGATATGCCATGCGGCACCCCAACGGATACCGACTCCAGCGGCTTCAGCACCCTCTTTCATAGCGTCAGCAAGGTCGTCGTACAAATTCAATTCCCACGACCCTCTCGGCCCAATATAGGCCATAAGGTCTACAGCGTGACCATCAATATGCTTAGATTTCATGGTTTTACTTGCGCCTTTAGCGACAAGTTCTCGCTGTTCTTCGATGGTTCTGAGGCCACAAATCACACCAAAATCGACTTTTGTGACGGCAATAGCATAGTCAACGACTGCGATTAGCCCGACATCTACGCCTTCAAGCCTATCTCGGCTACGTTGTGATAATCGAAACGCCATTCTGTTTCCTTTCCAATAAGTAACAAAGCATTGCCGCACCTAACCCCGTGCAAGCCGCTTCTGCCCACTGAGGGCCAAAATGTGTGGGATGCGCAACAATATCTGCCAACATGGTTAACAAACCTGTAAGCCATAAGTTAGCCCACTTATTATTTATAGAAGCAAACGTAGTGGTAATTACAAAAGCAATACCGGCAATACTTCCTGTTTTAGACGCGGTAAGTGCGTGATTCAATGTCAGCACTGTAAGATCACCCTGAACCATACACATCATGCAAGCGGTCCACGCTTCGCTAAATTTTTGTGCCCAGAGTTTTAACTTATTCACTTAGCAACGCCTTTCGTCTTCTCGAATGATCTGAGACCGCCCAGACCTAACATACCCATCAGAACGGGCATCATCACGCCCATGTCGGCTTGCGGAATGGTTACACCAAATCCTGCTGCGATGGGGGATATTAAGAAATTTACGGCTAAACCAAGAACGCAAACATGTCCACATAAGGGTCTCCATGAAGATTGGAAAAAGTTACCCTTTGCGTCTGCGGTATTCAGCGCAATTTGCGCAAGGGCTATCTCCTGCCCGTGCTTCTCTGCCATTGTCCCAATCTCATGGGCCAACTTAGCTTTTTGATCTTTATCCTCGATAAATTTATCGAGCAAACCCGTAACAGGGCCAATTAAATTCTGTAGCATTATAACCTCCACACAATACTACCTACCTCACCTTAGTAGATTATTGCACGATTTGCAAAGATTACTTACATGTTGACGCCTTAACCAGCTAGCCATTTGACCCACACCATAAGCAATACAAAACCACCTATAACCATAGAAACAGCAATAAAGATGGCAAAATACTCCATGTTTTTAGCTCTTTGCTTCTTTTGAGCTAGCTCTTCTTCTCTGCGTTTCTTACGCGCTTCAGCTTGGAAACGGACCCAATCGTCATGCAATCCGGGCCTTCCGTATAAGCGCATCATGCTGGTGAGTTCTTTTTCGGTTTCTCTGATCTTTTCGAGAGCCATAAACTCCTCGAAATCATTTTCCGTCTTACCCCCAAGCATGGAGAGGACGCTTTTCTTTTTCTTTTCGCCGCGCCTTTTTAGGTCTTCTTTGGCACCAAC